ATCTTAGGATATACTTTTTGAAAATGTCAAACCTTTTTAGTGTTTCTTGCCATATTCTTCAAACTGTTCTGTAAGGCTTTTTCTGCTTTTTCAGGTATGGTTAAAAAGGCTTCCAATAATAAGTAATTTTTAAGTCGTGCTTTAAGTTTACAGTTAGTGTCTGCATGATCCTTATCATCAGGAACATCACATAATTGCATCGCTATAGCATTCTTCATTTCAATGATATTAGTCTTAACATCGTCAAGAGATAAATTCTGTGAACTGAATACCGCTTGTTGGTATGTCTCACGTTCGACCATATTAAGATCTTCGTACCTTAAACCCTGTTCTTCTAGTATTTTATCTAATAAATTCATTTTAATTATTAATTAAGCAACTGGCATAGCTTGACCCGACGATAACATTGGATTGCCACCCTGTACTGGCTGTTCTACCATACCTTCTTGCACACCATTCATCATACTCATATCATTCTGTTTCTCAAAATCCATTACTTCCTTAATTTCTTCTGTAGATAAATTAGCAAATTCTAATAGCTTTTTCTTGTAAATATTATCAAGTGGAGCATTATTAGGCATGGCAACTTTAACAGCATTAATTTTTTGAATAGCATTAGCATCATCAACCTCTTTATCTTGCTTCATCTTCACCTCAACCATATATCCGTTATTATCCATCCATTGATCAGGTTTAATAATCTTAGTATAGATCTTTTTGCCCTCTTTCCCACGTCTGCTTACTTTAAGTGGATCAAGCAAATTAGATGACGCTTCAAGCATCTTGACGTAGCCTAACCCTATATCTTGCCATGACTCATTATAAAACTTCGTCATAGACTTAGTACGTTCTTGTGCATTCGCTAAAGCTAATTGAACTTCACCTAATGTAACCGATCTTTGCTCGATAGCTCCCGATTGTGCCGATGATGCGGCTACTGCCTTTTCCCCAATACTAATAATAAATTGGATCTCATCTAAAGACTCTGATAAATCGCCAACTTGAACATCCTTTATTAACTCGTTCGGGTTTCCTGGTGTTGGATACCAACCCCATGGAGTAGGATTAAAGGTCTGTGGAATAAACTTTTCATTGCTAGAATCATAATAGTGCATATTAAAGTTACGTAACATTCGATTTTCGACCAATTGTGATATCCAACTATTAAGAGCTTTATTTAACTGTCTTAGACTATCAGCAGGTGCATCAGACCAAAAATCTAGTCTTTCAGGATCTGCACCCCATGAAGAATATATATGATGATCATACCAATAATCGTCTTCTGTATCTCCTATATGCTTATTTAAAGGTTTTTTGTAAAGTTTAAAAGTCTGACTCCCCAATGTTCCTAAAACATAGAACATGAGCTTAATACACCCTTCTTTTTCATCATATTCTTTGCGATAGACTTCATTAAGTTCAACTGTAGTTACACCAACTTCAGGATCATTAACATCAATAACACCCATATTCTCCATACGCTTATTACGATCTAGGTCATATTTACTGTTTGACTCCGATAATAGTTCAGCTTGATATTCGCCATAATATGCTTTTAATTTTTCACGCTCCGATTCGTCATATAATTCATTCTCAACAACTTCTTTTAACGTTCTAAAAATACCAATTTGCATAATACATCTCGCTGTGTGGATATCAGCAGGATCAACATTTCTATCAATAAGCATATCCTGTGGATCAACAATCTCAATTAAAGGTATTCCATTCACGATATTAAGCTTCTTAAATGATCTACCATACAAACACACCTGCTTTTTATCCATCCAATCCCTAGTCACTAACTTAGATCGTCTTGCAACTTCTTTCCAGTATTCGTTATAAAATATTTCTTTTTGTTGATTGTTAGATAAGTTGGAGAAGTAAAGCATAGGCGGTTCGTCTATATCTTTCATGACTGTTGCAATTCCGTATTTCATCAAAGGTACGTTAATTGTCTGACGTTGAGTTAAACGATTAGTAATTACTTTATCTCTCGATAATGTATAGTTATCGTTCCATGCTTCGTGTCTATGCTCACGATAAGCAATAGCACTCTCTTTTTCTTGAAGTAGACTTAATATGTCATTATCTGTGATTTTTAACGTATTTTCCATCGTTCCTGCTTGTAACATACTCTAATGTTAAGTAATGAAATAAGTAAATAGCAATACTACTAATCCCAACCTATGCCACCATAAGGTTCTTTAATCCCTGCTTTCGCTAGAACTTCCATATTAGGCGGATTATAACTAGGGTACAAATCTTCTTTTTGTAAAAGTAAAAAATACATTCGCATCATTAAACTATCACCATAATCAGGTGATCTGCCCAAAGATTCCTTCATTTTATCCTTAGAAATGATCTGAAGTGGTGCATCTGATGCTGTATCCTCTCTTTTGATCTGTTGTAAATCATTTATTAACTTTTCACGATCTATTTCTGTCAATGGTGCTGTTATCACTATCTCATGATTTCTAATCTTATCAGCCAAAATAAAATAACATTGTGACCTTAAATTAAGATAGTTACGCCTAAATTGACTAATTGGATCAGGTAATGCCGATCTACCACCCATAAAGCCATGTACCCCACGCAGATGATCTACTACACCACCACCAACACCATCTTCGTCAATAACTATTCGACCATACGAAATACTATCTTTAAGGCTAATATCCTTAATATCAGCTTCTGTTACAGTTAATGATTGCTTCTCTTTGACAACCAAATCATAAACGTTCATACCCTGCCATTTGGTATATATAATCTTATCACCACCAAATCTAGCAATATCTGCTGATAAATAACGTTTGTCACTAGCAGGTACAGTATTAACAAATATATCCAATATATCGTCAATTGAAATTAAATTAAGATTATCCGCACTATATTCCCATAAACCTTCACGCAACCTATCACGTGTTACAGAATCTGTAATCCCTTGTAGCTGTTCGCCATACTCTTTAGTGTTGTGCGGATTATCACGATACAAGGACTGCACAAAAGCATATTCTTTCGGCAACATACCTGCTTTGTTAGGCTTATAAAAAATACGATACAACCAGTTTTGAGTAGGGTTACAAGTTAAAAGAATCTTAGCAGGTGTTAATCCATACTTGTCATTTAAGTGTCTACCAATACGTACTTTTAGAATATCAAAACATTTAAAGCTTATTTCGCCTGCCTCTTCTAGCCACCCACCAGTATATTCTGACGAGCCAAAGCGTTCAAAGTTAGGATCTGAAGGCTTATCAGAGCAGTCTAATAAGTCAATACGACTACCTTTCGCATCACCACGTATAAATTCAATATAGTTATACTTACCATTTAATCGCCAATCACTAGCAGGTATCTTATGGTACGAACACACTTTAGTCCACGTAATATAAGATGTCGCCATTAACCTTGTAAGTTCTTTTCTTCCGATAAACCATTTAGTACCAGGATATCTATAACAATTCATCAATAACCACTCGCACCCCAACCACGACTTACCACCACCTGCACCACCACCAAAAAGTAGAAACTTAGTTATATTGTCATGAAGATACTCATACGCTAGATCTTGCTTGTATGTAGGCTTAATTGTTGGTGTTATCAGTTTTTCCTGTATCATTAGATGGCTTTTCAGGCTTAATATAATTAAAAGCGACTATCCGTTCTCCACCTGAAGTTGCATCTATTTCACTTTTATCTACCATATCCGTAAAATTTATCGCAACAAACGTAGCAAAATTACTTGCATAATTTCCATCTAACCCATTAGCTACAAGGATATCCTTCTGCAAACTCTTACATTGGCGTAAGGCACGTAGAAATTCAGGATGTTTAGGTGTTCCATCCTTATGTTTGCAATTCGCCCAATCATTTAACGTATCAACAAATACACCGATATTAACAGCAAAACGTTCAAGTGTAGGAAAACGTACACCTCGTCTTTTCCCTGTCTCATCATACTCAAAAGGATCAACACTAAAATAATTGATCATCATTTGTGCGTATTTCTTTCTATAGGTAGAAGGTCTACCGATAGGTCTTTTTTTAATCTTTTTTGTCGGCTTAATATTCTGCTTCTTCATATGGTTTAGTCCTCAACAAAATATAACAACAATTATGCTTAATATTAATTCCTCGTCTTAAATGTCCCTTGTGACATAAAGCATCTGCTGACGTTCTAACAGTACGTTCTTTTACGTTCGGCAACTTTTCCACCAAATCCTTTAATCTAATAGGTGTTTTCTGTTCACGCACCCACTGATACATAATTTCAAGGATCTGTTTTTGTACTGTCGTCATGGGCTTGGAAACTATCATTACTCATTTCTTCACTATCTACGATAATATGTAATAAAGATTGTCCTGCTTGGATTTGCCCTGCATCAATAGCGGAGAAATAATCTGCCATCTCTTTTTTAAATAACTCTCTTTTTTTATCATCCGATTTTTGATATATCTTAGTAAGTAAATCAGCGTTTATCGCCTTTTCTCCCCTACCTCTTAATCTCGCATATTTTCTAATCATTTTGTGTGTTTTGGCGTTCATTAAATTCATCTTTAACTATATGACTCATTCTATTCACACGTTCGATCATTAATGCTCTCATCTGATTAAGCATCAATTCACACCTTTCATCATCCCAATTAACAATTAAAATACAATCCTCACCCTCTACACCTGCTGTTGCAACAATATCACCCTTAACCATTAGAGATGCTAAATGATTAACATGATCCATTCCGCCAACTAAAAATTTTGATTCTGATTTTATGGGTGCAAGATAATAGGTTTTGGCAACTTCTAATTCAATTTCCATTAACTCTAGGATAATTACGTTATTCTAATATGTCAATGATTATCGGGGTATATAATTACTTATTTAATATTTTATAGGTTTCTCCAACTAGAACAGCATCTGCTATATGATCTGTTGTTATCTCATCTGCTAAAAAAGGATATAAGGTCTTGGCAATTCTTATTGATTCTAGTTTACCTTCTTTGCCATGTGCTTTAATACCCATTCTCGATTTAATTGTTTTGTTGTGAATCCAATTAACAGCAATATTACGACTATAAAAAAGACCGATCAAAAGACCAATTACTTGATTAATAGAAGTTAAGGCTTTAGAAAATTGTACTGGTACAGGCTTTTCAAAAATTACCTTACTAACCTTAGTCGTATCGTCTAATTCGGTCTGAAATACCTCCCAAATCTTCTTTAGTTTATTAATATCCAATACGCCCTTTATAACGATATTTCGGACTTCTATTAATTGATCATCTTTAAACCACGCTAGACCGAAATTAGTTGTAGACGCATCAATACATAGAATTACATTAGGTTTACTCATTATCTACCTTCCTAGTCATCCAGCCTGATTCTCGCAATGTTAGATTACCAAACCATTCAACAGGCGTTAATATGAATGTCGTAATAAATAAGAATGGAATCAAATATATTATATCTCTTGGATAATTATATAGATGTCTAATTTGTTTTAAAAATCCACTCATAACAAACCCTATTATTGATCCTATTATTACAGTTACTAAAGGTAAATCAATGTAATGCTGTTGTTTAGTTATCCCTAATAAAAACAATACAAAATTAACTACAATGATAAAGAAAAACCATCGCATGATAATTGTTGTTAAGACTGTAAATGCTGTATATGGATAATTATGTAACCACCTTAACGATCTTATTGTCTCTCGTAGGCTTGTACGACTCCATCTTAGGCGTTGTTTAATAAATTGAGATAAAGTATCAGGTGCTTCAGTTTCTACTTCCGCACTATCAACATAAGCACATTTATAACCTCTTTCGAGTAACCACGATGTAAGATACCTATCATCGCCACTTATACACTTACTACCTAAAAAGGTCTGTTTGATCATCGATTCCATACATTCTTTAAAAAGACTTGTTCTGACAGCTAACATACGACCTGGTAAACAAGATACAGCCATATTCTGACCTTTTAATACCTCACTAAATCGTATATCTTCTAACCAATCAGATACAATACGCCATATATTAGCACCACGATTACTAATCTTATGTCTTGGAGTTGCCCCACCAACTATTGCATCCTTAAATATCCAAATTAAATCGCTAATTGAATAGCTATTTAGGATAGTATCGCTATCTAAAATAACAGTAATATCACTATCAATCACTTTTGACACTTCGTATAGTGCATTACGTTTTCCTGCCTCCTTAACCCTTACAATTTTAAAACCCCTTTGCTTTGCAATCTTGGTTTCTTCAATAGCATTTGAGCCATTAGGCACAACAATTAGTTCAACTAAAACATTAGAAAATGCACTAACATGTTCTGATGCTAGAAATACCCTACTTAATACTTCCTTCCAAACATTTAAATTCTCATCTACGACAGGTATAACAACTGATATTTTAGTAGCAATTGTAGTACGTCTGTTACTTGCACTTAATGGTGTAATTAATTTTTTATTAGTATTAGCCTTTAATATCTTGATAAAATAAATACTCCATGAGCATATAAAAAATACTAAAAACAAACCGACCTGATGCAAATACACTAAATCCAGTAACTGCAATATGAATGTAAACATAAGATTTTAAATAAACACATTGCCGACTATCCAGTTTCTGCTCTGATCGTACTGCCACAACTAAAGCCAATTTCTGAATAGTCACAATCTGTTTACTTATTTTTTTATTTATTATTATCTCTTAAAACTATCTCTATCCCTAGACCAAATATGACAAAATAAAATCCTAAATAACCTACGTTATACTCTTGATGGATCTGTATATAATCAAAATCACAATTAATCCCATTAACCCTAACATCCTGCCATTGGTTAATTAATTCTATTTTCATATTTCCTCCAACTAAAAAGCTAAAACTTAATTTCTTTTCGGTTACGAATCCATGTCTTCGGTATTTTTAGATATTGTGCTAACATCTGCTCCGCCTCTGTCACATTAATAGAGCTTGTTGTAGCTATCTGTGATGCAACTAAAGCGTAGGGCAAGGATTTGACGAGATTTTAAGGAGCATTTCGTGCAGACCTCACTCGTATAGTCACCTTGCATGTCCCAGTTCTAACTTAAAGGAACACAACTAGAAGTTCCCTCTGTTAGCGTCTACCTATTCCGCCACCTACGCTGTTAATCTTCTAGTTTGCCTCCTTTGTTTCGGAGAGAAATTGCTGTGCTAATCCTCCCCAATGTCGCCACGCCTCGTTAGCCTCATCTTTGTCACCACCATCTTGCCATGCAAGATATTCCGCAAACTCCTCCACCGCTTTCTTCCTTTCCTTTATTATTAAGCCTTTAAATAAGTCCTCAAAAGCCTTTTTGTCCTTTTCTCTTATATAGAAAGGGAGGCGGTCGCCCGTGTAGGCAAAATGCGTCAATGGATACTCCATACGTATAGGAAAATCTTCTAACGTTCTTATATCCAACCCGTCCCCGAATGGGTGCCCAAGTCTTATTGGATATGGGTTTAATTTAAGCCACACAGGATTACAGAACCCTTCGGGAACAGATTCAATGCCAATGGTTATTATTTTTATGTCTCTCATTTTGTCTCCTTAACTATTTTGTACCCTTTATCTTTTAAAAGTTTTATTGCCTCTTCGGTTACATCGTTCTCAATTACTTCTCCTGTCTCTCGCAATATTCCGTATTCGACGACGCCTCCACCAACCAGCTTCGAGCAGGTAATGATTTTTTCTTCATCTGATATCGCTCGCCACGCGCAGATACCCGCGTAAGCTTTAAGCCCAAAAGATAGTGTCCCCTTACAAGTAATTTGCAATCCAGCCGTAATTCCAGAAAACGTACCTGCCTCGATAGACTCACCTGCCTCGATAGACCCACCTGCCTCGATATACCCACCTGCCTCGATAGACTCACCTGCCTTGATATACCCACCTGCCTCGATAGACTCACCTGCCTCGATATACCCACCTCCCTCGATAGACGAACCTGCCTCGATAGACTCACCTGCCTTGATATACCCACCTGCCTCGATATACGAACCTGCCCCAATATACAAATATCCACCAACCAACAGTCGCCCAGGAAATTCTGCAGAATATTCAAACTCGGCATTACCGTTAATATAATAACCGTATTCATCTTTGAATTTTTCGAGGTCTTTTTGACTTTTGATTTTGTATGTTTTCATTTTGCCTCCCTTTTCTTTTTTAACTCCAAAATAAACTTAATGACCTGCCCTAACTCCTCTATCGTAATCCAAGTGTGCCAGTTAGTCCCTCTACCTTTCCGGTACTTAACGTCTATGTCGTAATATACGTCCATACCGTCTACAGCCTGTGTTATCTTAATCTCTTTAGGTAGCTCGTTAACCCTATCGACCCACGTTCCAGTTCGCCACGCACTTGGTAGATCGAATGCTTTTTTTACCAGTTGTAATGTCATTTTTACGCCTCCACACTTAACTTGTTATACTCATCTAGCGTCATATAGTGCTTCCACGCCATACACTCGTCGGCATTTTTACCTTCAGCGAAATCAGGATCTATCCCCGATATATAAACCCTCCCTGTACTAGGACAGGAGTACTTGAGAAAATACGCGGGTTCATCAAATAAAGTCTCGATTAAATAAAGTTCATTCCCCTTCTTTGTCTTACCGTCAAGTAATCTCGCCTTTGTATCTTTTAATAACTTTTCAGGATCATATAACTTTAGCGCGCACATTCTCTGTTCCAAATTCTCGAGTTCCATAATCTGCCTAAAATTCAGCTTCCTATTAATTACTTTTTGGTAAAGCTTGGGATCAAAATACACACCCCATAAGTAGTTAAGTTCGTATCCATCATCCCATCGTATAGCTACGCCATCTTCACAGTGTAATCTGCCAATACCATCTGTTATTTCTCGTTTTATTATTGACGGCATCGAACAAACAATACAAAGTCTATCTAGCTGAACCATATCATATATACCCGACCTCATAAGCTCTTTGAGTTTATTGTAAGAGTCATTCTTGTATTTGAGACCTATTCTCTCGAAAAAATCATCATAAGCTAACCACCCAAAATCCGCTATAGTTCCATAATCACAGAAAGAAAAGTATTCGATTTTTTCGCTCTCTACGTCGCTCCTTACGTTACGCCATACGTTGTGCCTTACGTTGCTCACTACGTTGCGCTCTACGTTGCTCCATACGTTGCTCACTACGTTGCGCCATACGTTGTCACTTACGTTGCGCCATACGTTGTGCCTTACGTTGCTCACTACGTTGCGCCATACGTTGTGCCTTACGTTGCTCACTACGTTGCTCACTACGTTGCGCTCTACGTTGCTCCATACGTTGCTCACTACGTTGCTCTCTACGTTGCTCTCTACGTTGCTCTCTACGTCGCTCCTTACGTTACGCCATACGTTGCTCTCTACGTCGCTCCTTACGTTACGCCATACGTTACTCTCTATATTATTCACTATATTCGCTGCGTACTGCGCCCCTAGCGGCGATTCAACAAATAGAACTCCCGGCTTCGCAAGTCCCGAACTCTCATATAACCATTCGACCAACCCCCTTACCTTTTCTTTGTCAATTTTTGTTTGGGGCTTAAAAATTAAATCAAGCCACTCGTCTCTAACTTTTTGCATTAATATTATTTGTTCGTTGGTAAGTTGTTCTATCATGTTAATCTAATACTTGTTTAACTGATTTCAAAAAATAGTCATATTCACGTTCTCTGATAACCTTATATGTACCCTCTACGAATGTAATCGGCTTGTGTTCTTCGTGGGTTAGAGTGGCTGTCCCTCCTCTAACCTCGAAGTACTCGACCTCGCCTGAACTATTGTCTGCGTAGGTTACAGTAGCGTTACCATCAGCAGTTAATCGATGTGAGTGTCCTGTGAACTCTCCTAACGCCAGAACTATCGACTTATGTCCTTTCCCTTTTACTTTTATGTTTGCACGGCGGAAAGATAGATCTCCGTGTCGTCCTAGATTTGATATTTTTTCCATTTTTTACCTTTCACAGAAATAAACTAGCTTCTTAAAATACAAATCTTTTTGCAAAATTAAGATCGTATCATATCTAACTCTTAATTCTCTTGACCCACAAGCAGTACTTGCTACC